GCCAAAGGACCGGGGAACTTCCGCAACCTGTTTATGTACTCACCTAACGGTAAGAAGGACGGCATTCAAATTATTCCGCTGTCAGAAGTGGCTGCAAAAGATGAGTTTCTTAACATTAAGAATGTGAGCCGTGACGACATGATGGCAGCTCACCGCGTGCCACCTCAGATGATGGGAATTATGCCGAGTAATGTTGGGGGGTTTGGGGATGTGGAGAAGGCTAGCAAGGTTTTTGTTCGAAATGAATTAATCCCATTACAAAAAAGATTCATGGAAATTAACAAATGGATTGACATAGAATTAATAAAATTCAACACATACGAATTAGAAAATTAATTACATAGGGCAGATAGCTACTGCCCTTAAAATAAATAATTATTCACATTGGTACTGTAAATATCCGAATTTACTTTTATCCTATCTATAGAATTAGAAATAACGGATAATAAGTCATCATAATCTTTACTGGTTCGCAAGGGCTTTGCTTGTTCATTATCTACTAATTGTTTCGTGCCTTCACAATTAAGTCCTAATGGATTATCTGGTTTATGAGGAACGACAGCAAAAATTGGTCTTAAGGCCTTAATAGCAAAATCTGCCTGAGTCATAGTCCCACTATTTTTTGCAGCTTCAATCAAAATAGATACAGCAGACAAACCCACCTGAATCCTATTACGTTGGACAAAGGATTGTTTAAATGCTGGTCTACCGACAGGATACTCTGATATCCATGCTCCACCATTATTTAAGATATCATTTGCTAATCTCGCATTTTGTTTAGGCTTAGCAATTTCTAAGCCATGCGCTAGTACAGCTATTGTTTTAGCCTTTGCGTTAAGTGTTGCCTTGTGTGCATTCGTATCCGTACCAATAGCCAAACCACTTACAATAACCAATCCCATTTCACAAATTTTTTTAGTAATTCTCTTTGTAATTTCTTCTCCTGCAGCAGAAACATCCCGAGATCCAACAATTGCAACCCCTGGCATTTCATTAAGGATGTTTACATCACCCTTTACATATAACATTGCGGGTGGATTCGGTGTAATGGCTAAGCAAACCGGGTATTTATTGTCACCAAAAGGAATTGGAACAATACCTAAAGACAAATGCTTGTTTAAATATTCTTCTGCTTTATGTAATGAGGACACCGTGAACGGGGTTTTTAGAAAACCTGTGAAATTAATATATTCCACTAACTCATGCTCATTAGATAATTTATGAAATGGGATTTCATTAAATAATTTAAACACCCCTTGTTCTGATACCAATCTATCAACCTGCAAAGATAGACCTAACAGAATCTTAATTTCGGAAGGGTGCATTATTTCACTCCTCATAATTTGCTGTTTCAAGTAAAGCCAAAGGCAATATTGACTTAGCCCCTGCATATCTTAACAGATGATAGCACGCTGTCATACTCCCCCCTGTCGTTGTAACATCATCAATTAGAAGAATAACCTTATCAGTAACATCTGATGACACTGAAATAGTTGACATGTGATGTTCTACCGAACGATCCCCACCTCCTTTGTGGGCACTTACCACTGTGACTTTTCTTAGCAGAGATTGGTTGAAAACAGCGTTTGGATATTTTTTTTCAATTTCCTGTGCAATGGAGATCAAAGCTTCAGATACTCTACCTTGGGCATGAGAAGGTACAATAGTAATCTCGAAAGGTACGTCGGTAAAAGATACTTTACCAATTACATAGCCTTTTAGACTATTTATCATCAATTGGCTAAACGTAAGAACTGCCTTTGAATGACCTGAATTTGTAGCGTCCTTCAAATCCATCATTGCTTTCGAAAGCTTGTCACCCGACTTTGGGTTACGCGCACCGCGGTATCTCCATGGATGATACGTACCGCAAGAATAAATTTTTATTGGCCCCATCTTGTATCTGCGCCTAGTGAATAGGTAAATCCATATTAATTGTATACTTACTTCATACACAAGTACTAAATCTTACTGTTGCTAACTCACTAGCCGCTATTCTTAAGCTCGCCGCGCGCTCGTATCCCCGCCACGCCTGCCCGCTTTGTGGAGTGGTTTTCATGCAGGTGCATGATAGGCCAGGAAGCCCGCCAATACTGGCGGCTCTGGCCCGTTGCGATCCTTTCTGGATCATGCGAATCCATGCACCATAGACATGCACTCTCTTCTCAACATCAAGTGCGCTCTGTGGGAGGGAGTTTCACAAAGAACAAAACGATTAATGCTTACATTCATCCTGACCTACCCCGTACTGATTTAACCTGTTCACCAGTTCGCTTGTCAGTTCTGACAACCACGAAATGGCAACCTCCTTATCATCATCGCTACAATCTGAGCTGGCGACCAGCCGGGCCATAAGTTCTATCCGCTGCAGTGCAAGTGATTCCATGAACAAATCGTTCACAACTCCCTCCCAATATTACTGTTTATATATACAGTACATCATATAATTTTAAAGCTGAAATACTTTTTTACTCAGCTAACCCTTTGATTAATCTATAACCTCATTACTGCATTTTTCAGTACCACTGATGCCATTTGTCATCCTCCTGTAGACGCTGGTTCCGGTAGAACAGGCGCAGCCCGGCCCCAGATGGCAGACTTCCGCCACGCAGAAGCAGATCCACCTCCGTTTCACTAGCGTCAAATCCTCTGGACCGCAGCTCTGCATCGAGCTGCAGCCGTTGGCGTTCCGTAATTTCCTGTTTGTAGCCTTTTCGGCGCTTCGGTTTGACCTGCCGCAGCCTTACCGTCAGCTCACGCAGCTCCTTTTTACTCATGTTCTCGAAGTCCGGTAGCCCTGCAGGTTCTTCGCTGCCCGGTAATTCGCCCCCTGCCTGGTACATTTTTTCAACAGGGGGACAGTTATTGCCACGAGTCCAAGGGGCGCAAGCGCCCTGGTCGGCTGTCGCCTCCTGAACGTCAACGGCTTTACGAACCATTTTCCACTTCATCGCGTGCGTGCAAATCCGACCCTCAACAATCGGGGACCAGACGCCATAGATACGGATGCCGTGATCGCCATAGGTAGATGGCTCTTCGTTAAGCTCGTAGGCCGTGCGGACCAGGTGATGTTTACGGGGAACCAGCACGCCGCCCTGTTTCATGATGTAGGTGGCAAAGCACCCGACGTCAGCGGCAGCCAGGACCGCATCCAGACGCGGGTTATCCAGTACCGGCGCACCGGCTTTCTTATCGGCCTGCTGCCGCGCAGCCTGTCCTGCCAGCAAACGCAGCTCGCGGTACGCCTGGCGGCCCGGTATACCGAAAAAGCGGAATTGCTGGACGCGATGCAGTGACGCCCAGGCGCTGACGTGTTCAGCGTTATCCCGCAGTGATCTGCCGGTTTCCTTGCTGATTTCGTTAGCCAGGCCGCGCCCGTCGATGTTCTTACTGATGTATTTGGCGATGTAGCTGGTCGGCGTGCCCTTGCGCGGATTGATCAGCTCAGACTTAAAGCGCGGGCCGGTATTGTTGCCCAGCTCTTCGCGGTCCTCACGGATAGCAAATTTACGCAGCAAAGCAGTGATGGCGCTGCGTTCTTTCTTACGCATGAAGCACAGCAGGTGCCAGTGCACCGTCCCATCATGATGCGGCTCAGCCACCCGGACGCCATACCAGCGCATGCCGCTCTTGTGCATGGCCTTGCGGAAAGCGGCGAACGTATCAACCAGATAATCACTGCTTTGCCTGACTGTCGCGTTCGTCCACTTCGGATTTGGTCTGCCATTATTGAGCGTGGCGTGAAAGCGTGACGGGCAGGTAATCGTGTAGAACACGGCACAGTCACCGCGCATTTCAGCGATAAGTTCCAGCCCTTTAACGCAGGCCATCATTTCATTACGACGGTGCGCCGGATTGCTGCTGCTGGCGTTCACCACGTCTTCCATGTCCAGCGTGTCGCCCTGCTCGTTGGTCAACTCATGCGAGCGGAAGAACTCCAGCGATTTACGGCGCTGTTCGCGCTTGTGGATCACGGCCTCATAACTGACATACGGTGAGGCTTTTTTGTTGACCAGGCACACTGCCCGCAGTTGTTCCTCTCGCCACTCGCAGCGCATCTGCCACAGCTTGCGATACCACCAGTCTGCACACAGCATACGTGCCAGCGAACCCGGAATAAGGTCATAGGGCACCGGCTTACGACGGCGTTTCTTGCGGCGCAACTGCTCAAAGGCGGGCGGAATCACATCAAGACGCATAGCCTCTGCCGTTACTTTTTCCCATGACTGGCGAATTTGTTCAGGCTTGACGTCTTCAGTCACGAACAAATCGCTGCAGGCGGCATCGAGACAAAGGCTCATATGCGCCGCAACCAGCGTGGATAACCGTTTAACCTGCTCCTGATTCATTTCCGGCAGTACCAGCAGCCCCTCCAGCCCTTCGTGGTTTGCCATAAACCTGAACGAGGCAGACACCTGACTTTCACGCACGCGCTCAAGCCGTTCAAGACACGGCCTTATGGTTTCGCGCAGATAGCGGGAATATGCTTTCGGCCTCCCCAGCCCCTGGAAGAACTTAATCCTTTCCAGCAGAGGTTTGCTGACGTGGGCAGGTTCGGCGCTGACGTTAGTCAGAATGACTAAATCGGGATTGTAGCGCTGCTGCTCACAGGCCATTTTGGTGCGGCTAATGAGCTGGTCCTGCTCCATTTCACGCTGAACCGGATCACGGGCTTCATTGTAGAAATAACGATCCCAAACCTCATCACTCATTGCCTCACGGCGCAGCTGCTCCTGCTTGTTGTCGCTGGCGTAGAGAGTGATCAGGTTTGAAAGCGCAGACACCGGCGCAACGTCCGCCGGGTCCAGATAGGGGTTAACCGCATTTTTGGGGGCATTCCATAGAAACCCTCCGGCGGCCTCAGTCGGGCCGCCTTTATCTTTTGTTAACTCAGACATCACTGATAAGCTCCGAAGCTCACAACGCGCCTCGGCTATAGTGCTTAGATTTCAACTCAGCGATTTCCTGGCATGTTACGCAGCACTGAACACCCGGAATAGCTTGCCTACGGGCCGAGGGGATTGGCGCATCGCAGTCGATGCAAAGAACACGAGCAATGCCTGGCTGTCGTGCACGGGCGTTCTGGATATGGCGCTGCAGATTTTCTTCAACGCGTTGCTGCACGAGGTCCATTGAGTCTGCCATTAGTGCCAGTCTCCCCGTGATTCAGCGTCATAACGGGCAACTTCACGGCGAAGCAATTCTGCCGCTTCCACTCCGTTCATCCCTTGCTGCAGTATGTAGATCACCAGCGCCTCTATTCGTAACGAAACGGCAAAGGCGCAGTTTTTACGCTCA